ACGATCACCTACGGCTCGCCGGAGCATCCAGACAGCACGATCACGCCGTATCGCAGCCTCACGCGGTTTACGGCCCCGGCCGTCGAGCCGGTGACGCTCGCCGAGGCGAAGGTGCAGTGCAGGGTCGACGGCACCGACGAGGACGCCTACATCACGAGCCTGATCACCGCGGCCCGCGAGTACGTCGAGAACGTGCTGGACTTGAGCCTCATCACCCAGGTCTGGGAGGCCCGCTATGACTGCTTCCCGCTCTGGGAGGTCATCCTGCCTCGCCCGCCCATGCAGGCCGCGACGGTGACGGTCGTCTACCGCGACGAGGCTGGGGCCAACAACACGATCACCAGCGCAGCGAACGCCTTCCAGGTGGACGCCTACGCGACCCCCGGCCGCATCTACCCGCTCTACGAAGGTGTCTGGCCGGCGGTTCGAGGTGACGAGAACAGCGTCACCGTGCGATGGACGGCGGGCTACGGAGCCAGCGGCGCGAGCGTGCCGGCGACCGTGAAGAGCCTGATCATGCTCCTCGTGGCTCACTGGTACGAGATGCGGCAGCCCGTCGTGGCCGGCTACAGCCAAGTGCTTCCGGTACCGCAGACCTTCGAGACGCTGCTCGCCGCGAGCGGCTGGGGCGGCTACCGATGAGCCTCACGGCACAGGTGCAGGCGAGCGTGACGGCCAGGCTGCAATCGCAGCAGGGGCTAACGACCGCAACAACGCAGCACCCGATTGACTTCAGTTTCGACGTCGGCGACTGCACGAAGGTGTTTAGCGACCGTCGGACAATTTTGTCCGGCGGCTTCGACGAGGTCGACTTTTCGACCATCGGCATCGCCGTCGTGAAGCTGCTCTGCATCAAGAACCTGTCGACGACGAACCAGATCGCCCTCTCAGCGGGCTGGACTGGCTCGCAGTTCAGTGTCTTCCGCCAGGACGTCACGAGCTGGAACTTCTCGCCGATGATCAATCTGGGCTCACTGACGCTTCGCGGCTATCCGATCCGCGAGGGCGGCGCGATGCTGCTCTCATGCCCGAACTCGGCCGGCTTCGGCACGACCGAGGGCGGCAGCATCCTGCGCATCGGCGGCACGAACGGCCAGTCCTACGAAATCTATGTGATGGGAACCTGATATGCCCCTCAACGCACAAATCATGCTGTCGATCCTCGCTCACGAGACGAGCGCTGGCGACTTGTCGAAGACCCTGCGGGCGACGCCGGTGTCATATGCGGCCACGCTCACTGACGGCAACGGGGCGAACCAGGCGCAGGTTGTTTGGAGCGACTCGCGGACGGCAGCCAACGGGCAAACCGACACGATAGATATGTCGGCCCTCACGGATGAGCGCGGCACCATCACTCTTCAAGGAATCAAGCTCATCTACTTCCAGAACACAGGAGCCAACGCGATTTATTTTAATCCGAATGTTGAAAACCCGTGGGCGGGTCTATTCAGCACCGATGACGGCACCCCCCAGTGGTTCGCGCTGCCGGCGGGAACGACGGCGGTATTCTCTCGCCCTGGGAGCGGAAATCTGGGCGGCGGACAAATCGCAGCGTATGCGGCGTTTGGCGCGATCTCTTATGACGTCCTTATCATCGCCAGAGGAACCATAACGTGAACATCGGCATGATGCGCGAGCGTGTCGCCCTCCAGGCTCCGCAGGAACTGCGAAGCCCGACGGGCGAAGCCACGCTGTCATGGGCCACCGAAGCCACGGTCTGGGCGAGCGTCGATGGGCTGGCGAGCCGCGACGTGCTCCAGGCCCAGCAGGCCAACGTCATCGCGTCTCACAAGGTCATCATGCGATACCGCGCGACGGTGAATCCGCAGTACCGCCTGCTCTGGAGGGGCAAGGCGCTTGAGATCGTGAGCGTCAGCCCCAGAGACAACCGCACCCGCTTGGAACTGCTCGTCAACGAGGTTCAGTAGCATGGCGATCAATCCCAGCAACCCGACGCCCCGTGACGTCGGCCTTGGCACCGCAAAGAGCCAGACCGAAGGCTTCGTGCGGATCGACACCGCTGGCGTCCGCGAGCTGGCGAAGGAACTCGAGCGGGTGGCGGGGGCACTGGCTGCGCCGGGCTTGCTCAAGAAGTGCGTCCGGCAGGCGTCCAGGCCAATCCTGACCGGCTACAAAGACCTCGTGTCGAAGCCCCTGGCCCCCGGCAGCGGCGGCGCCACGGGGAATCTCGCCAAGTCCACGATCACGGAGACAAAAGAGTACGAGGGCGGCCAGGTCGCCGTCGCGATCACCGGCCCCCGGCAGACCGGCCCCGTCGGCTCCGAAGAGGGCCGCGAAAGTGGGAATCACGCCTGGCTCGTCGAGTTCGGCAGTGGCCGGCGAAAGCCGGGCTCGCAGAACCGGCGGGCCTATGTGAACGTCCACCAGTTGATCAACGGCAAGATGCGGCGAACGACTTCTGCCATGAATGACGAGGAATTCGCCCGCCGCAGCCGCGGGTACTACTTCCTGATGGGCAGCATCAACGAGCCGACGCGGCAGGCCAAGCGGGGCAAGGGCTATTCGCACGACTTCGCCCCAGGCCAGGACGGCGACACGCACCCGATCACCCTCGGCCCCGGCGAGAGCATCGACCCGATGCCCGCCTACCATCCGATGGAGCGAACGATCGTGAACTCGGCGTCTCAGGTGCAGGCCGTGCTCGCCCAACTCATCCAAGCCGAAATCAACAAGTTCTAGCCATGCTCATCTCACCCGAAAAACACGTCTACCAGAAACTCGTCTCCACCCCCGGCGTGGAGAGGATCGTCGGCTTCCAGGTCTACCCGATCGCCGTCCCGAAGACCGGCGCGAGCCTGCCGTTCATCGTTTACAAGCGATCGAACATCATGCGGGACGTCGCCCTCGGCGGCCCCCTGTTCGTCCCGATGGTGAACCTCCAGATCGCCTCGTGGGCGCTCTCCTACGACGCCGTCCGCGAGTTGGCCGACGAGGTTCGCCTTGCTCTGGATGGACACACCGGCACGCTGGCCGGGGCTACAATACAAGATATGAGGCTGATGTCCGAAACGGACGACTTCCTCGATCCGACGGTCGCTGGGGCGCAACTGCCTCCGGCCTACGAAGTCCGGCAGTTGTTTCAGATTCGGTGGAACGAAGCCACCGCGTAACCTACACGGCAAGATTACGGCGCAAGGAGGCGCAAACAAATGGCAGGCGTTTCAGCACAGGGACTGACGTTCACGTTCCCGAACACCAGCACCCCCATCACGGTCACCAGTGTCCAGGTTTCCGACTCTCAAGACCTCATCGACGGCTCGCACCTTGGCATCGGCCCGAACCAGCGTCGTGAGTTCGTCGGCGGCTTCGCCACTGAGCGTGAAGTCACGATCGATTACATCTCGACCACGGTGCTCGCTGCCGGCACGTCCGGCGCCCTGTCGATCTCCGGCCCGATGTCGTTCAGCGGCAACGCGACGCTGTCGTCGGCCTCGATCGGTGCTTCGGTGGGTGCCCTCATCAGCGGGAGCGCGACCTTCCGCGTCGCGTAAGGCGACATGGCTGGGGTCAGCTCACAAGGCACGTCGTTCACGTTTGCCGCGTCGGCGTACACGATCACCAGCGTCACCGTCAACGGTGGCGCCGAGCGTCAGCGGGTGTCGGCTCCGCACATGGGCCTGGGGCCGAACGACACCGAGCCGTTTTACTACCTGCATAAGTCGGTCGACTCGCTGCCGACGGTGGACGTCGAGTTCATCGGGCAAACGATCCCTGCGGTCGGCGCCGTTGGGACTCTGTCCGTCTCCGGCAGAGTCGCGTTCTCAAGCACCGCCGCTACCTGCGTCTCGTCGCAGGTCACGGCCAGCCTCGGGGACATCGTTCGCGGCAGTGCGTCGTTTCGCCTCTAGGTGTAGCCATGCCAGGCATCCCGCAGAGTGCGACGTTCACCTTCAACGGCAGTTGGGGGTATGTGACCGGCATCTCGGTGGAGACGCCGACAGCCGAGGTCACGAACATGACCGACGCCTCGACGGCCAAGGGTTTCTTGGTCATGGTTCCGACGGGCGACTGGTCTGGCGGGACGATCAACGTCGACTACCTGCACCACGGGACGCTCGACACGCAAAC